AAAGGAGAAGCTCCTGCACCAGAAAACATAGGTGGCTTTGCCAAGATTATACTGGGCAAGAAAGACCCATCCAAAACAATTGAGCAACTGTATAACGCAGTTGGTGGCAGAGACTCTCTTGGGGCTAAACAGCTTCAGGAAGCCATGTTTGAAGAAATACTCAAGCAAGCCAGAAAGGGCAAGATAGAGTTTATTCAAGAGGGTACGGATGGTATCTTGTGGAATCCTCAGACTATGAGAGGCATCTTGGAGAAGAAAGAAGAGATTCTCAAGAATGTTTGGGGTAAGAGCCGTTATGATAAATTTAAGCTATTCAATGAAGGGCTTGACCGCTTTGGCATCAGAAAGCTCACAAGGAAAGAGAGAAGCGAGATGCGGATTGGTACTGCCGTTAGCGGGCAGGGACGTATTAGCTTGTTCCTGACATCTATCCCAAGTTGGGCTTCCTCTAAGTTCTCTTCAGCAGTATGGGGAGCAGAGGGCTATGATTTTCTCAATGCTCCAGTTACTTCATTGCTAAAGGGTGCAAGTGATTCTCCAGAAGTGTTTGCCAAGTTGTTGGAAGGCAGAATTAAGACCATATTGGCTGGCTCAAAGGGTATAGGAAATATGCTCTTATCTGGTGAAAACGACCCAGTATTTGATGCCTATATTGCTGACCAATATATGAGATACCTTCAGGATGTCGACCAAGATGACTTGGCAGATGAAGAGGATATTTTGGCAGCTCAGGAGAGGGCTGCAAGGCTAGAGGAAAGACCCATAGAGGAACCAGCTCCAGCCAGACAACCTGCACGACCCACACGACCTTCAATGGCTCGATAGTATATCCCAAGCGTATACACCGCTTAATGGGACAAAAAGGGGTCTAGAAGGCTCTTTTGTGGTATGACCCTAGTCTAGGTACTAGGGCAAAAGGAAACGCACCTAAGCGAAGCCTAGATGCGTTATTTGGGGGTAACAGGAGAAATTAAAGACCCCACCCCCCTAACCACCAAGAGGTGGGGTCACGGGGATTTAACTACGGATATGCACCGCTATAGCCATTACTGGACTATATTACCCCTTACCATTAATATATCATCTTATGAACACATATATAACTAACTAACACACATATAACTAACTCAAAGGTAAGCTAACTATACATCAAGCCGAGCTGTTTCCATCTCGACAATTCTATCCTTGAGCATTTTCTTCTCAAGTTGCAAATTGTGGCGTTTTTCCTGAATTGCCTCTATTTGGTAACTCAGGTGTCTACTCTCATCACGAATCATGTTGATTCGGGTCTGAAGCCTTTCGACATTGTTTCGGTTTTTAGGACTATTTTCAGTTTTCATATTGTATTTAGTAAAAAGTATCAAAAGAACCTACCTTGTAAATAGTAAAATTTGAAAATTCCTCTAATTCCTCGCTCTGCTTCACGATTTTTTGCAATAAGATACTCGATTTGCATATATTCACCGCCTTCATCAGACATTTTGGCGAGTTCTGCATCATTGTCCTTATAGTTCATTAGCAAAACAATGTCACTATCGCACTCAATGGAGCCAGAATCTTTTAGGTGAAACAGGTCTGGGCTACTGGCTCTGGAGCCCTCTCTATTGAGCTGAGAAACAAGAATAATAGCTATATCGTTCTCAAGAGCTATTTGCTTAATCTTTTGACTGACTCCAGCAACAGCTTCCGCTCTTCCAACCTTGTCTGCCTTACAGGGGATGAGTTGCAAGTAATCAATGACCACTAACTTGACCCCGTGCTTTTTGACGTATGTCTTTATTTGAGAGGACAACTGGGAGACGCTGTTTACATCATGCAAGGTGCGGAACTCAAGGTTTTCAAGTTTGGCAATAGCGGAGTCCAACTCTGCCATCTTCTCTTCATCGCCACCTGAATCCTGTATGTCCTTGAAGTTTACCTTTGAAAGAGTCTGTATGATTCGCTTGTTTATCTGCTTTTGGGGCATCTCCAAGCTGTAAATCAAGACAGGGAAGTTATCCTTGGAACAAGCACGAAGTGCAATGTTTAGACTAAGGGCTGACTTACCAACAGATGTTGGAGCCGCTATAGTCATAACACTACCGAACTCCAGCTTTATCTTTTCATCCAAATGAGGCAGATGAGTTTTGATGTACTCCTTATCAAACTCACCTGATGCCATTCGCTCTACCTCTTCCCTGATGTCGTAAAGGGTATGCGTAATATGAGATTCATCAGAGTTGCTTCTGTTGTCAGTAGCTAACTCATTGACCCTATCAAGTATGACCTCTGGCTCTTCGTCTGAATCAAGAAGGTCTATGCCTAGCATGCACCCCTTTCTTATCTTCCTGAGCTTGGACTTCTCTAATACGATATTTACATAATGATTGACGGATACAGGTGTCTGAACCCTGTCAGATATAGCAATAATATCTGAGTAGATGTGCTCCTCATCTGACAACTGGTCACAAATCGTAACCATGTCTATGACACTACCCTTGTCTGTCAGGGCTATCATGCCTTGCCAGATTTTCTGGTTTCGGGTAACGTAAAAATCCTCCGTTTGGAGTCTAGGGCTGATTTCGTTGAAAACGTCTGAGTTTCCTTCTATCAGGCAACAAGCCAATATGGCTTCTTCGGCTTCGGGGTTATGGGGTGTTTTCGTCTCTAGCATCTTTTAGTGTTTCTTTCAACGTTTTGAGCACTTGCCCCAACGAAGTAAAGAATATTTTGTCTGATTGTGTGTTTCTCTTGAGGTCAACATTGTTGTAAATGCTGATGGCTACCTCTGTTGCTTCTTCTAGTAATTTGATTGACATGGAATAAAAAAGCCGACCCGCATATGCGAGCCGACCTAAGTAATTGATTGTTATGAGTTTAAGACATGAATTTCTCTGAGGAAACAAGTCCTTGTCGCTTATCTCTTTCGAGCATACCCATTACAATAAGTGAGTATCCAACTATGTCTAAAAAGATGTCCCTGACAGTATCGTTGTCCCCCGTAAAAGCTAGTTTACCATCTTTGGCAAACGTCTTAGCTCTTTGGAATTTATCGGACATCCTAACACAAAGACCCACAACAGGATGGATACCAAAATCAACAGAAGAATCAAAATTGGCAAAAGGATTAGATGACGCATTACCCCCAGTATAGTCGTTGTTTTTTTGATGAGTAATCTCGATAATTTCATCACACAACTGTCTCTGGAAGTCGAACCACCAAGCCTTGTCAAAGGACTCTGGAGAGTCTTGATTGCTGTTGTCTAATGAGCTCAAAATGGGTCTTTCTCATATTCTGGCTCATTGATAGGAGTAGCAGATGACGCTACCTTCTGGGCAGGAGACTGCTCATCCTTTGGATTAACGGAAAGCGAAAGATACTTTACTCCGCTTTTGGCTACCTTCTTCCAGCCTTTAATCCAGAAGTCCTTACCTTCGATGTCGATGCTACCCCGAAAGTCAGGATGTGTCTCCTTCTCTTTTCGGTCATTTGGGAATATAGCACCACCATTAGTGTTATCGTATTTTTTCTCTGACATATTATACCTTCGTTTTGGGTTTAGTTTACTTGTTTAAAGCCACTCGCCATCTTCTGTTTCAGCAGGAGATTTTGTAGTTTGTGACTTGTTAAAATCATGGGTGGAATCCGAATCCTTGTTGTCATCACAAAGGAACATTGCATTGAATGCGTATTTCCTAGCATAACTGCTTGCACTACCAAAGGACATTTCGGTTGTCATCCCTTTGCGGTTTAGGTCAATGCCAGAATAGCCACTTGTACGGGCAATGGATTTATCTTCTGTTGTTGAATAAAGTGTGCATACTGATTCAAGAATCGGCACACCCCCTACCTCAATAATCCTATCGCTTAGTGTTAGGGCAACAGAGTATTTTTCCAAAAGGGGCTTGATGGCATTACATTGGTCTTCGTGATTTCTGTAATGGTAGCCCCCGAACTTGTTGAACTGGGTTTTGTTTACCTTGAGCTCAATCTGTAATTTGAGTAGTATATCTTTCATATTTTGTTTTTGTTAAGGTTCGATACAATGATTTCCTTTGTTTGTTGTTTTTGCAAGCATTAATTTCGCTTTCTTTTGCACCAAAGCAATATAGCTGATATAACTGGTCATCCTTTGGTAACTTCGCAAATCGGTTACACAGCTGATTTAGTCCTACTGGGTGAAGAATCATACTCGGTGACTTCTCCAGATAGCTAGCCATGTCCCGAAGAACTCTGGGCAAATCCTCTGGCTTACCAGAGCAATAGCTAAAGAACTTCCGCTCGCAGACTCCCAGTAAAGCATTGGCATTATTATCTATCACCCCCCTGACTTCCCCAGTCTTGTGGTCGTGGTCAACTACGGGGTTGGCTAACTTTGTCCCCAATATGGGGCAGAATATGGGCTTATTTTCTTCTCTCCATTTTGCTAGTTTGTTTTGGGGTAAATAGGTCATTTATGGCTTTGATTGAGTATTACAGAGAATTTGTGGGCTCATCAAGCAAGACAGAAACGGCTTGCCTGAGTTGATTGTTGGAAAGCGTAAGCTCATTAATCTTGTCCCTGAGCTTTTTGTTTTCCTCTTTTAGCTCATACATAATGTACCAGTCTAGCCTCTCTTTTTCGGTTTCAGGTATTTCACTCATAAGGTGTGGGCTCCTCTTCGGTATTTAGTATTTTAACGGGTTGCCCTCTTTTTGTTATGGCATAGCCATCCTTGTCTGGCATCTTTTTGAATATGTATTTATAAGCCTGACTCTTGTCCCGTGCCCATTTTGTGGCATGAGCGATATAGGGTCGTCTGGAGTCTGTATTCTTATAAGTAATTTTGAATATCTTCATTTATATCATATATGCGATAGTAAACCCGTTGCCTGCATTTGTCCCAATGACATTGTATTCAATCCATTCACATGCTTCTTCCTCATCCATGCCATCCTTTGACATGAATAAGCCGTGCATTGCGTCATAATCGTAAACCAGATAGCCATTGTGGTCTAGTCCGATTACTGCTTCATCTAGGTTGTCAAATCTAATGGCTTCGTCTGAAGCCATATCCAATATATAATCTATTTCTTCTTTTTCTTTCATTACATTCTCAGCATCCAGTATAATTTTGAGCAAAGTCGGGCTACCTCTGTCCCCTCCTCAACATCTTTTTCGCTCCATTCGTGATGAAAGTGCTCTTGCGTCTCGCTGTCAATAACAACACTAACAACGGAGTCAGCCCCAATGATTTTTGCTTCAATTGCTAGTTGCCATAAATCCTTTGGATAAACAACGGCTTTTCGTTTTTTGGATACCCCCGTCCTGCACTTATAGTCATACAGAACAGTCTGCCCGTCCTTCTCGGCAACTAGGTCTATGCTACCA